ACGCAATCTAATATTGCGCTCTTTGTTAGTCGGGACTAGCCATCCAACAATGTTCCACTTGGCGTTAACGAGTGTGAGGGAGATCGTGCAAACGGTCCAGATGGCCGACAAGGCGCGAGCTAGCTTTGATCGTTTTGGCTTGGGGTTGCCTACCGCAGCAGTTGTTGCTGCTGTGGCTGGCTCCACAGTCAGACATCACGTCAAGCGCGCGTTGCCATCCATTGTGAAGGGCGGAGCTGTGGTCGCAGTGGCGGCTGGTGTTTTGTACATGGTGAAGAGTCACTATGATGAGGAACAACCAGCTGAGGATGCTGTTGACTTTTTGGCTGCCGTGTGGGATGATAGGTTAGCGGAGGAATGTTTGACGGACATTCCCCTGGATAATAGCACGCTCCACGATGGAGTAGTTGCGTGTCCGCAACCGCTAAATTGGGGTCTAGAGAACCTAGACCAGGACACAGCCCAACCAGGGGACTGTGACCAAGTTGCTACCAGCGCAACCACCGGCGAGGATGCCGGAGCTGAGAGTTGTGACACACCTCCAAGTGTTGGCCCAGAGCGTATAGTCAAGTCGACTAAACCGCTTGAAGCCAGGAACACTCGGGCCTTGGTTAACATGAACAACCGCATTACGTACAGTCGTCGTGTGTTTGATGCATGCAAGGTCAAGTTTGGCACCCCAAAGCACACTGAAGCGAATTTCAAGGCTGTGTGGCGATACGCCGCAACCATGATGAAAGATCACGGGTTGCGGCCTTCACACCAGGCGTCTGTCTTGCCGCTGATTGTCACCAAAGTGTTTGTGCCTACCGTGGCTGAGCTTGTGGCTCAGAAGCAGGTAGGAGCTTACCGCATGATGGTGGAAGGCAGATTTGATGAAACCTTGAGTACGTGGGACCGGTGGGCACGTAAGTGTCAACGGTTCTTTGGTAGTGAATAGGGGCGCCAGGTCAAGATGCGCGATAGCGTAGTTTATAAGATACCCAGTGTGTCGCATGAGCCCACGGAGGATACGTGGGAGGCGCTGCGCAAAGAGGATCCGAACTATGCTAGTTTGGCCGTGCATTGGAGACTGGAGGCCGAGAAAGAGAGAGCAGTGTATGTGGTCGGGGGAATTGGGTCGTCAGACCGTACCTTGTGCACTAACGCTGCTGATGTCATGACAACTTGTGCCGCCATCGCTGAGCGTATGATCTACGCGAAGGTTGGTGGCAAACTGCTAAAGAGAGCGGGTCGTAGGAAGGATTACTACGATGGGATATTAGGTGATTTTAAGAAATTGGTGGTAAAGGCAGCTGGCCGCACTTTCCACCCTGTGACCCCCGAGGAATTCGTGGACAGTTACAAGGGTCGAAAGCGTACGGTTTACGCTAACTACCTCGAAGAATACCTGGAGAAAGGCGTGCAGAAAATGCATGCCACATTTCGAACTTTCATGAAAGTGGAAAAAGTGCCGACTACCAAGTCGCCACGAACCATCCAACCTCGAAGCCCAGTGTACAACATAGGGCTTGGACGGTACCTGAAGCATTGCGAGAAACCCATTTTCCGGGCCATTGCACGTGTCTTCGGGCAGAAATACACCGTATTCAAAGGAATGAACGCGGTTGAGATGGCCACCCAAATGAAGGCAATGTGGGACGAGTTCGCTGATGCTATCGCATTGAGCATTGACGCTTCGCGCTTCGATGCAAGTGTTGATATTGGGCTACTGGAACACGAACACTCACTCTACAACGCTTTGTTTCACGACAAGGAGTTGAGACGTCTGCTTAATATGCAGCTGAATAACGTTGGGGCTGCTTACTGCCACGACGGAATTGTGAAGTATAGTGTCCAGGGAGGCCGCGGTAGCGGAGATATGAATACGTCGCTCGGGAACAGTTACATTATGTGTGCTATTATCTGGGTTTGGTTGCACCGTTGTGGTGTGCACGCCCGGTTGGCGAACAATGGGGACGACTGTGTCGTGATCATGGAGAGGTGTGATCGCGACCGGTTTGTCACTGGGTTCGCTGAGTATGCAAGTACCCTTGGGTTCACTATGGTTGTTGAAGACATGGTGGACGAGTTCGAAATGATTGAGTTTTGTCAAACTCATCCGGTGTGGGACGGTACCACATGGAGAATGGTTAGGAATTTCAATTCGGCCCGCGAGAAGGATAGTATGTGTCTATTCCCTCTCGACACCCCGGGCGCGATTGGTTCGTGGTTGTATGCTGTTGGGGAGTGCGGAATGGCACTTACAGCAGGTATTCCTGTGTTCCAAGAAATGTATCTAGCATTCATGAGGAATGGCAAACCGAGCAAAATGAGTGAAGCAGTCTATATGCAGAGTGGGTCGGCGATGATGGCCCGTGGCATGGACGGCACGCAGAAGGAAGTCACAGCGGAAGCGCGTGTGTCGTTCTTTGCTGCGTTTGGGGTTACTCCCGATGAACAAGTTGCGCTCGAAGAGTACTACGCAAAGTGGAAACTCTCTCCGGAAGTGGAATCGGTGGATAGCATTGACGACGTGGGTTGTAGTCCCATGTAGCGGCAGTGATAAATGCCAATTATTACCAAGAAAAGAAAAGAAACAAAACGAAACGAAAATGCCAAAGGTTGGCAACAAGAAGAAAATTCGAGTATCAGTAATCCCACGTCGGACGAAGGCGGTTGCACAGAGCAAGACCAGCGAGGTGACTCGGTTAGGTTACGCTTTACGTGCTTTGGGGGGATTAGGTGGAGGAGTTATCGGAGGCGCATTTGGAATGCCCTCCGCCGGCAAATCAACAGGCACGGGCATCGGAGCCGCCATTAGCAAATGGTTGGGCTCAGGTGACTACGAGGTTGTTAAGAATTCCATTGTGTCAGGATCGCAGAGAATGTCTGGATCCGTGCCGGATATGCACAAGAGTGATCAGTCGATCATTGTGCGTCACAAGGAGTTCATCACCACCGTGAATAGTTCCACTGGTTACTCAGTTCAAAGTTCCTTCGATATAAACCCCGGCAATGCCACACTGTTCCCGTGGCTAGCTGGAGTTGCGTCGCGGTTCCAAGAATACAAGTTGCGTGGCATGGTCTACCATTACGTTCCCACGAGTGGTACCGCTGTGTCATCCACAAATGCTGCTTTAGGTGCGGTCATGTTGCAAACAACGTACCGTGCCAGTGATGCACCTCCATCTAACAAGATCGAGATGTTGAACGAGTACAATAGTAATGAGAGCGTTCCTTGCGAAGCTTTCTGCCATCCGATTGAGTGCGATCCGAAGGAGAACCCTTTCAACATTCAGTATGTGCGTTCTGTAACCACTGCTAGTGCTGAGGATAAACTCCTGTACGATTTGGGCACAACACATCTAGCAGTCCAAGGCTGCCAAACAGATGGTAATCCTATTGGTGACTTATGGGTCACATACGAAGTCGAGCTCAAGAAGCCGCTGGTTGCTAGCAATATCACTAGTCAATTCAGTACGTACGGAGCAGTGATTCAGTCGCCGGCTGGTACGGCAGCAATGTTCAATGGGTCTATCACGACCAATGGTTCGCTGCCCGTCACACTAGCTGGCAACACAATCCTGTTCCCGAAAGGTAGAGTTGGTTCGTATCAAATTACCGTTCGACTGTCTGGCGCGATGACTGCGTATACCTGGGCTAACACTGTTACGCTCACTAATTGCTCGGCCATCACAGGACCACCAGGCTTCGGAAATCTTACCACGACTAAAGGTGGTACGACGGACTCGATTGACGGAGCGACAAAGCTCACGTGGGTTCAGGTCTTGGACCCCTCTCAGCAAGCATCTGTGTTGATCCCAACACCAGCGATCACGGGTAGTTTCACCGCCACCGCGATCACTGTCTCCTTGTACAACCCGCTCGTCTAGAGAGAGACAGCGAAGAAGAAAAGAAAATAAAAACATGAATAAAAGAAAAGAAAATAAAAAGTACTAGCGCCAGGAAGTAACATGTCTACGCACCCGAGGTTGGCCCCGAAGACGGAGACGGTGTGTTGCTCTGAAGCGTGAGTGTATCATGCATGTAGGTAGAAGTAGGAATCACCTGGTCATACGTTGTGTGACTGTGAGCGGCACATACGCAGCTTACTAGGTTGGAGTCGGAACGGGTGTCTGTTCCGGGGTAACTCACGAACCGAGTCAAACTAAATCTTAG